TTGATGCTCACGCTCGACCTGACCAACGCCCCGCGCTGGCATGACCTCGCTCCCGGCGTTCGGGTGCAACTGCGCCCGCTGACCACCGCGCTGATGGTGGCGACGCGCAGCGACGCAGCCGTCGACGCGGTGCCCGAGGACGCCTCCGACGAGGAGCGCGCCGTCGCCTTCGCCAAGGCGCTGGCGCGGCGGGCGGTGCTCGCCTGGGGGGGCATCGGCGACGCGGATGGCAATTCCATCGATCCGAGCCCGGAGGCCATCGACGCCCTTCTAGACGTCTGGCCGATCTTCGAGGCGTTCCAGCTGACCTACGTCTCCAAGGGCCTGCTGCTGGAACAGGAAAAAAACGCCTCCGCGCTCTCGCCGAATGGTCCTTCGGCGGGGGCGAGCGCTACTGCGAAGCCTGCACGCAAACCTGCCCGGACTGCCCGGCGCGGCTGAACCGTCCGAAAACGCCGGAGGGTTGGCAGGTCTGGGACCTTGTCGGTCGTCTCGGAGGCCAGCTGCGCGTGCTGCCGGGCGCGGTGATTGGCTGGGACATGTCGGCGGCGCTGGCTCTCGGTGACGCGCTCGGCGTGCCGCCGCTCGCCATGGCCGAACTACTGCCCGTCATCGAGGCGGTGATGGTCACGAAGCTCAACGAACAGATGGATCAGTGCCATGGCTGAGAAGAGGGTCAGCGTCCGCCTCGCGGCCGTGGGCGGACGGCAGGTGCGCGCCGAACTGGAAGGCGTCGGCGAAGCCGGATCGCGCGGCTTTGGACGGCTCAGTCGCGAGATGGAAGCGGCCAACGCCCGGCTCGCGGCCTTCTCGCGGCGGGCTCGGATCGCGCTCAGCGCGGCGGCTGCGGCCGTCACGACGGCGCTTGCCGCCATGACCCGCGCCACCATCCAGGTGGCGACGCAGACACAGCAGTTCGCGCAGGTCGCCAACACCGCGCCGGAGGCGTTCCAGCGGTGGGCGGGCGCCTCGCGCACCGTGGGCATCGAGCAGGAGAAGCTCGCCGACATCCTGAAGGACGTGAACGATCGCGTCGGCGATTTCCTGAGCACGGGCGGCGGCCCGATGGCCGATTTCTTCGAGCGGGTCGCGCCACGCGTCGGCGTCACTGCCGATCAGTTCGCCCGCCTGTCGGGACCCGAGGCGCTGCAACTCTACGTGGACACGCTGGAGCGCGCAGGCCTCAGCCAGCAGGAGATGACCTTCTATCTCGAGGCCATGGCGTCGGACGCCACCCGGCTGCTGCCGCTTCTCAGAAATGGCGGGGCCGAAATGGAACGGCTCGGCAACCAGGCCGACGACCTCGGCGCGGTGCTGGACGCCAGCGCCATTCAGGCGCTGCAGCGCACCCAGATTGCACTGGTCGGGGTCTCCCAGGTGTTCGAGGGCATCCGCAACCGGATCGGCGTGGCGCTGGCCCCGGCGGTGGAGTGGCTTGCCAACGCCTTCGTCAGCCTTGCGTCCGAAGGCGGTGCGCTCGGGCGTGCGCTGGACGCTCTGATCGGCAACATCGGGCGGCTGGCCACTTATGCCGCGACCTTCGTCAGCTTGATGGCGGGTCGCTGGGTGGCGGGGTTCGTCGCGGCCGCCATCTCCGTGCGCGGTCTCGCTACGGCGCTGGTCGTCCTTCGAGGCGCGCTGATCCGCACCGGCATCGGGGCGCTGATCGTCGGCGCCGGCGAGCTCGTCTACCAGTTCACCCGCCTCGCGTCCGGAGCGGGCGGCTTTGGCGAGGCGATGTCGCTCCTGAAGGACGTCGCGGTCGAGGTCTGGGAGCGGATCAAGATGGGCGCGGCGGCGGCGGGCGCGGCCGCCACGGCGATGTTCTTCGACCTGAAGGCGGATGCCGCGTCGGGCATGCAGAGCGCCATCGAGAGCGTCGTGGGTTTCGGCAACACCGCGGCGAACACCTTCGAGGGGGCCTACGAGGCGATCAAGGCGATCTGGGGTCTGCTGCCCGCCGCCATCGGCGATCTCGCGTTCCAGGCGGCCAACAGCCTGGTCGACGGCGTCGAGGCGATGCTCAATGGCGTGGTCTCGCGCATCAATGGCTTCATCGGTGGCATCAACGAGGGGCTGGAAGCGCTCGGGTCGGAGCGCCGCATCTCGCTGGTGCCGGACCTCGACCTCGGCGAGATCGAGAACCGCTTCGAGGGCGCGGCCAGTGCTGCCACGACGGCGGCACAGGCGGCCTTCGACCGGGCGTTCGAGGACAACCCGCTGACCGCACCCGACCTCGGTCTGACCGAGGCGGCGAACCGGGCGCTCGAGTCCGCGAACCTCTATCGCGGAGCCGCGCGCGATCTGGCGGAAGGTGCCCGCGCGCCCCTCGAAAGCTGGCAGGCGCTGCGCGATGCCGTGCGCAGCACCGACGAGGCGAGTGCAGATGCGCTGACCGAGGCCACAGGCGCGGCCGAGCGGCTGGAGACGGCGCTCGGCGATGCCGGACGCGCCGCCACTGCTGCGGGTGCGGCGGCCGGAGCTGCTGCCGCTGCGGCAGAGCCCGCGACTGAAACGGCCGTCACCGGCTGGCAGGCCGTAACCGCTGCTCTGTCGGACTACGCCAGCAAGGCCCGCGAGATCGGCGGCGATATCGGCCAGAGCCTCGTCGGCGCCTTCCAGTCGGCCGAGAACGCGGTGGGCCAGTTCGTGAGGACCGGCAAGCTGAACTTCCGCGACCTCGTCACCTCGCTGCTCGCTGATCTCGCCCAGCTGGCGGCGCGGCGGTTCATCCTCGGGCCGATCGCCAATGCGCTGTCGGGCGTGTTCTCCGGCGCGGGCGGCATCTTCGCCAACGTGCTGCATGCGGGCGGGATGGTCGGATCGGCCGGGCCGTCGCGGATGGTCCCGGCCATGGCCTTCGCCGCCGCGCCGCGCATGCATGGCGGCGGCATGGCCGGCCTCCGCCACGACGAGGTGCCCGCTATCCTGCAACGGGGCGAGCGGGTGCTGTCGCGGCGTGAGGCCCAAAGCTACGGCGCTGGCGGCGTCAACGTCACCATAATGGCCCGCGATGCCGAGAGCTTCCGCCAGTCGCGCACGCAGATCGCAGCCGACATCGCCCGCGCGGTCTCGCTTGGACGCAGGGGGCTCTGAGCGCCCATCATTGGAAAAGGATCCACAGCGCCACAGCCGCAAGCATCACCCCGGAGGCGATATTCAATGGGCGCGCGCTCCTTTCGCTCCTGAAACGTCGCATCAGCATATCGCCAGCGATCGTCCAGACGGTGAAAGCAACGAAGTTGTTCAATGTGAAAACGCTCGTGATCCAGAGAACGAGCCCGGCGTCGGAATTGGCGTCGACCGGTAGGAACTGAGTGAACATCAATGCGATGATCAGATACGCTTTCGGATTGAGCAGCAGAAGAACTGCGCCGTCCATGACCGTTGCGCGCCGAGCAACCTTGTCGTCGTCTGTGGCGCCCGCGCGCAGGAATTTCAGCGCAAGCCAGAAGATGTAGGCTGATCCGAGATAACGCATGAGATCGAAGACTTCGGTGCTCATGCGGGCGACACCAGCAAAGCCGAAGCCGATCGCGGCCGTCACGACGAAGGTCGCCAGATGATACCCGATCGTTGCCGGAACCGAGGCCGGCAACCCGAACCGCCCGCCGATGGCCGCGAAGAACATGTTGCCTGGCCCGGGACTGTAGGCGAGCGGGAAAAGAAACAGAATGAGCGCAAGGGTAAGCTCGAGCATGCGGGGGACCTCCATTGAATTCGTGGCGGTTTTCACTCCGGAATCGCGGTGAAGCGACACGTTTCATGCGCAAGTCGGGCTTTTCTCCGTCACCGGTTCAATTCGGCGATTGACGAACCGCCGCAGTTGGCGGGGACAGATGGCGCCGGCCCGAAAATGTCCTTCCAGATGAGACCCGCCAGTGGCCTTCCATGAGGTCCGGTTTCCGGACGACATCAGCCGCGGCGCGCGCGGCGGACCCGAGCGGCGCACGCAGATCGTCGAGCTCGCCTCGGGCGACGAGGAGCGCAACGCCAGCTGGTCCAACTCGCGCCGCCGCTTCGACGTCGCCTATGGTATCCGCCGCGCCGACGATCTCGCCGCCGTCGTCGCCTTCTTCGAGGCGCGCAACGGCCGCCTGCACGGCTTTCGCTTCAAGGACTGGGGCGATCACAAGTCCTGCCTGCCCTCGGGCACACCATCGCCGACCGACCAGGCGATCGGAACCGGTGACGGCGCGACGACCGCTTTCCAGTTGGCGAAGCGCTATGCCTCGGGCGGTCAGACATGGGTGCGGACGATCACCAAGCCAGTGGCGGTGACGGTGCGCGTCGCCTTCGACGGCGCGGAGCAGCTTGGCGGCTGGACCGTCGATACGACCACTGGCGTCGTGACCTTCGACACCGCCCCAACGGCGGGCGTCGCGATCACCGCGGGCTTCGAGTTCGACGTGCCGGTCCGCTTCGACACCGACGCGCTCGACGTGACGCTCGACCTTGAGCGGCTCGGCTCGATCACCTCCATTCCGCTTCTGGAGATCCGGCGATGAACGACACCGGCAGCTTTGTGGCCGCCGTGCTGCGCGAGCTCGCGGCCTCGACAGCGGTGATCCTAGCCGCCTGGGGCGCGCTCGGCGGGGCCACGAACGCGCTGACCACAAAGATGCGGCTGCGCGACGCGCTGCGCCACATCCTGCTCGGCGGGCTGATCGCGGCCGGGATGGGCAGCCTCTCCATGGCCGTGATCACCGCCTGGCTCAGCCTGCCGCCCGAGGCGATCCCTGCGGGCGGAGCAGCGGGTTCGGCCGCCTATCTCGTAGGGGTGTTCGGCCCGGCCTTCATCGAGATGCTGCTCGCCCGCCTGCGCCGTGCCAACAAAGGCGGCGGCGATGAATGAACTTCTCCGCCTCACGCGCTCTCTCCGCTGCGACCCCTCCGATCCTTGGCAGGCCTTCGCTCACCGCCTGCGTATCGGTCTCGCCGTCGCGGCGCTGATCCTGATCCTCTCGCTACTCCGGTAATCCCATGCACATGACTGACCGGGGCCTGCTGGCCCTCGTCCGGCACGAAGGACTCGTGCCCGGGCCCTATCTCGATGTGAAACAGGTCTGGACCTTCGGCATCGGCCACACGGCCGCGGCCGGGCCGCCCGATCCGGCCACGATGCCCCGCGGCATGCCTGCCGACCTCGATGCCGGGATCCGCGAGGCGTTCCGGGTGTTCCGGGCCGATCTCGCGCGCTACGAGGCGGCCGTCCGGCGCGCCGTGAAGGTGCCCCTGACGCCGCACGAGTTCGATGCGCTGGTCAGCTTCCACTACAACACCGGCGGCATCGCCAAGGCCGCGTTGACCCGACATCTCAATGCCGGAAATCGCGTTGCAGCCGCCAACGCGTTTCTGAACTGGCGGCGACCGGCCTCGATCATCCCCCGCCGCGAAGCCGAGCGCGGCCTGTTTCGCCATGGCCGCTATCCCGGCGGCACGATCCCTGTCTGGTCCGTGGATCGCACGGGCCGGGTGGATTTCTCGCGGCCGATCCATCGCCTGACCGAAGACGAGGCTCTGGCCTTGGCTCGCGGGCCGTCGCCGCTGCCGAAGCCACCGGTCCTCGATCCTGCGCCCAACGCG